GGATAGTCTCTATCAATCGCCATGTCAATATAATGTTTTGCTTTTAATAAATCTTCTTTTTGATTTTTCTGTTTGTGGCGACATAAATATTTTATTGCGTTGCCTTCGGCAAACGGAATATTATTTTTATTAATAAATTCTGAAGGCTGTATAACCATGCTTCGATAATGTGTTCCGCCCACCTGCTTCTTATAAATATCACTCATAAAAATCTTCTGTCGTTATTTACTGGGTTTTCAATTTCAGACCAGTCAGGTCTCCATCTTCTATGAAAAGAATCTTCATCAAACCATTTTTTACGATTAGGAATAGGACCATAATTTCCTAATTCCCTTCCTGTTTGTGATTTAAGAACCCAACAATCAAATATACCCCTACTGAACATTGTGTATTTTAATCTTCTTTGAACATAAAAGTCTTCTGGTTTCATTCTGTATAATGATAAATCTCCAACTACGTTATCAAACGTAGCTCCTTTTACATCATGAATATTACCATATTTAATTCTAATGTTATCTTCTGGATTAAAACCTTTTCTTAACACATCTTTAATATATAACATCCGATTATCATGATCCTTTTGTTTCGTTATAAGAAGATCAAACGAAGTTCCTAAATTAGGTTTTAAAAGTTTCCAATCTACCAGCTCTTTGTAAAAATAATCTTTTTTGACCCAGTTTTCAAATTTATACTTTCCCGTGCCGTGTACTTTTGCTTTCTTGCCTAAGTATTTACAAAAAGATTTTATTTGACTCAGGCTTTTAGCTTCTCCCCCTCTAAATTTAGGCCATTCACTATGACATTCTATTTCTTCTTTAGAAACATGTGGCTTACTTTTTATATGTGAAAATTCAAACCCGTGCTTTTTTAAAAATTCAGTAATATAAATATTACTTGGATAACCTCTATAAGCAAAAAGAAAAGTTTGATTAGTATTTTTCATTTTGTCTATAAGAATATTTAAGTTTTTAGAAGGATTAAGATCAGTTAATTCATATTTATTTCCTTTTATAACGTCTCCAGCTTTACACCCTTCTGGTATTAGACCTCTTTTACCATGGTAATCTTGGTCATATCTAGCTGGCAGCCACTCCCTACTGTACCCATAATTTTTCCACACAGGTTCAATTATTTCTTTACAAAATGTGTTAATAGCTTCACTACATCTTAAACCTTCTTTTAATTCCACGTAAGGGTTTCTTGCAGCTTCATGAAAGAAGTGGGCATCTGATCCAGCAAATTCAAAAATAGTTTGATCAGGATCTCCTACCAAGTAAAAATGTTCATCTTCTACATTTCTAGCCATTTTTTCAATAGCCACCATTTGAGGAACGTTAGAATCTTGTGCTTCGTCTATAATCAAGGCTTGAATTGTTGATTCTTTAGAGTTAGGGTTTTCTTTATTAGAAAATATTACGTTAAACTCATCAATCATGTCTGCAAAATCATATAATCCATTTTTTCTTTTGTAATTTTCATAAGTCTCGTTTAACTCTTCTAAGTGATTAATCTTGTATGGAAAATATTCTGCTTTTTCTGTAGAATCTAGATTCCAATATTCTCTTAAAGTTTTTCCATTACCTCTTGCGTGTGTTACAAATTTAAAAAAAGGATGTTTTTTAATAGTTCTCTCTTTTGACATTCTAAATCCTGTATTTTCTCTACATAAAGCAGCAAAACCTTCAGGATCTTCTTCTGCTGTAAAAACTTCTCTACGCATAAGTTTTTCCTTACAGAAATGGTGAAGAGTACATATACGATGCTCAAAAAAATCTTCATCATATCCTTTTTCTTTAAGAGTTCTTCCGTCGGAATCTTTGATTTTCATTATGGCAGTTAATATTTGATAAACTGCCTCCCTTGTATGAGATAATAAAACTATCTCCTCTGGGCCGTACTTATTAACAAGTTTCTTGTACTTTTTAACTATCCATTTATGTGTTTTCCCTGTCCCTGGTGGTCCTACTACGAATCTAGCCTTCATCTTTTTCTCCTTCTATTTGTTTTGGTTGGTTTATTTCTTCATATACTCCGTCTATAACAAGATCATTTTTATCTATTTCATATTTTTGTATTTTCCAAGATACGCAGGATTTGCCATCGACTTTTCCATGATTCTTTTTAGCATTTAGTATTTTTTGTACTTTTCTAACAAGGTCTACTCTTTTAATTTTTACTCTTTTCTCCACTAAAAAATCTTCAAAAGAATCTAAATTAAACTCTAAAAATTTTTTAGTCATATCAAAATGAGGACGTTTATATTCAAGCAAATTAATTTTATCTGAAAAAGCCTGCTCTTTTGTTATATATTGAGAAAAATATTTTTTAAAAACTAAATCCTCGTTAGCTTCTTCCACATAATCTTTTGATTTAGTTCTAGCTTCATATTTCAGCATCATTATCTCTTCAAATTTCGCAGGTTTTATTTTAGGAACCCATACACCTGCTTGTCTGATAATTTCATCATAAAATAATTTTTGATTCATAAGAGTTGGTCCATCCACCCAAATTTCTTTTTCTACAAGTACCCCTTGAACTATTGCATTTATTTTAACTATATATCTGTCGTATCCATATTCTATAATTTCTCCAATAGCTTCTTTCGCATCCTCACTTGTTGCCTCTCTTACACCTATCCAGCTAAATAAAGTAGATATTGTTTTTGTAGAGCAGCCTACAATTTCAGCAAGCTTAGGCATTCCAAATTTTCTTTTTGCTTTTTTACTGCTTGTTCCTTTTGATTTTCTTTTATCTACTTCATCATCATTTGCAGCTATTGCAATATCATAAACAAATTCATCTATTTCTTTTTCAGTCCATTCTGTATGCTTTAATAAGGTGCCTGCAATCGCAGTACAGTATGCATCTCTTTGTCCAGAACTTGCATATGTAATACATAAAGCTGTTGCTAAAGCTATTTTACCTACATCAATACTTAAATTACCAGAATATTCATTTATACCTTGGTAGGTTTCCCATCTTACAGTTTCATTTGCTTTACTATGTTTTGATTCTGGCACTATTGTATAACGTTTTGACTCATGTCTTATTTCACAAAGTGTTAAACCATGAGGAAAACCTTCACAGTATTTTTGTAATTCGTTTGGTAAAATAAATTGTTTAAAAGATGCCTTGCCTCTCCACCAATAATGACTACTAGGATTGCCTCTTCTACCAGAGACAGCATCACAGGATTTTATGTGATTTGTTATAAATCTTTTTACTAAATCGTTATCTACATCAAGATCTATATCTTGATCTAGTCTTAGTGCTATTTCGCAGTGTGTGTAGTTCGTTCTCCATTCTTCTTTCGTAATTTTAAAGTCTGAGCTAGACCAATTACTGACAACTGGTTTACCTTTGAGACAGGGTATAATAATCCTTCCCAGATCTAACCAATCTTCATAATTAATAGGAGCATTATTTATCTTCTCAATCATTTTTTATGATGGGCGGATCCACTCTCGCTTAGCCGCCCAATCCCCGAGGAATCTTACAGGTTTAGAGAAGTTTGCTTTTGTTCTTCTTGTATTTCAGGTTTAGCTTCAACTTCACCGCTACCTACTCTTTTGGCGAAATTTTTTGCTGTATCATATATACCTTTATCTGATACAGGACCTACCTGAGACACGTCCCATCCAAACCATGTTCCTTTGTCGTTTGACATTTGAACTGTTTTTAGTTTGTAAATGTGGCTATATGTTGGTGGTGTAAACATACCATTTTTACCTTGCAGTTTAATACCCATCATCATTGAGTTCCATTTTCTACTCACTTTTAATTGAGTAGCTTTCATAGAAATCAAAGCCGTTGTAGGACTGCTACCTAACAATATTACGAAATGGTTCGCAGTGTTTTCTAAATAGTTACCATTAGGTAATCTATCTTTATAAGATTTATCACGAGTTGTCTTACTCATAATATCACTATCAGCATTATGTATAGCAACAGGAGCACCAGTGCTTGATCCTCTGTCTTGCCATTCTACTAACTGTCTCTTATAATGAACAGGAATAACCTCAATACCTTGTTTTCCATCATAAAGATGTCCACTAACAGTATTTAAAATCATTCCAGGTTCTGCTCCCTCAATATATTTAGCATGTTGCTTATTAACCTCTGGTGATAGTTGTCCTAGCACTTTCAGAAAAGGCAACGCCAAATCTTCTTGAGAGATATTTTCTCCTCCAGCATTTGCATCTGCTTCAAATAAATTCGTAGCTAATGCACCTGCTTTCGCTTTTGTTGTTACTTCGTTCAT